CAGCATCCGTGAATGCACGATCCACCACAACGCATTTGGTCCGGGGGGAGTCACGAAGGTGACTCCCATAGACACAAAGAGCACTTTCCGCAAGTTCGCGGAAGATTTCAAAGTACCAGGCTTACCTGATGGTTACGTACCCAAGCAGGGTGGTGACCACCCGTATGCAGCGGCCGCCCGCCACCTAGGCATTACGCACCTGAGAAAAGAAATCGGCAGGAACTTCACCCAGTACGACCCGTCTATATCAACAGCAGCACGGGATCACAAGGTCAAAGGTTCCCGCCCCCTCCATTCAGCAAAGGATTTAGGTCATTCACGCGCTTCCGCCGACAGACTTGAACCAGGGGATGTCGTGACTATCATTGACACCGACGTTTACCTTACGAGCCTCGAGGAGTACGAGGGCCACCCGATAGCTATCGTCACACCAGTGTACGAAAAGCTAGCCGGGCAGCTTGTTGACGCCTTTTACTGCTACAACAGTGACTGTTCAGTAACTGAAGTAGTAGGTGATGCTCACGGGGCCAAATACAAGAAACAATACCCGTTTGACTTCACACGCAACGATGAGATTTGCATTGAAAACAGGTCGAAGACCCGATTCACTATATACCACGTCGTTGTTCACATGCAACCACAAACGCACAAGCAATATGTGTTTTTGTGTCCCATGCAAACTGTGGTCCTTCCTTTCGCTCTAGTCAATCAAATGACCGAGTGGACCAAGGGCCACAGGTTTGTAGTGCAACCATTGGCGAAAGCTGACAATGTCACTCTAGTCAAAGGAAAGCCAGGGTCACAGGACTTTTTAGTCATGATGACCGGCACTACGCGTCTCCCGATAGTTTCCATCAAGTATGCTGATTCTTTCGGGCCAGACACAAGTATTGAGATCAGAGCTGACGTGTACTATATGCTGCAGTCCATAAGTGGCAAGTCAGCACGTGGTATGCCTCTCAGCGAACTTCATTCTCTTCTCAAAGTCCACATGCCTGTGGAGCACGGCAAGTTCCCCCAGTCCCCCAACACGGTAGTGTTGGGTGATTACTTCAAGACAATTGCGGAGCCTGTCTTACTCCCCAACATTCTCTACGTATCCAAGCAAGCACATCTCTCCCCTGGCCATACCGATCCCGGTGGCAATGCCGTGGTCACTGCCCCCATCTTAACCGGGGACAAGTTTGGAGTCCCAGTGTCATCACCAGCTGCATTGGAAGCATACGCAGAGAAACGCATGTTGAAATTTGCCAACACCAAATCACCCAATCCTGAACAAGCTGCCGTCCACGCTAAACTCATGCGCAACTTTTTCCATTGTATGGAGCTGACTGGCCTAAGGCCTGCGTCTATCGCCCTAGTGGGAAAGGATGAGATTATTGCAGGGCGGGTCAAACCCCTTCAAGTGGCTCGCCACGAGAAATGGGGGAAGCTCGGAGAAGGGATTGCGGACGAAACAGCGCGCGTCAGCATCAAGGCTGAAGTGTGCAAGGTGAGTGACGCCCCCCGTGGCGTCACGAGCCTAGGTTATCCACTATCCATCGCATCGGCACAACTTGGCAAGGCCCTTTCTGCAATGTGCTCTGGGTGTCCCTGGTATGATCCAGGCAAAACTCCAACTGCCATTGCCCAGTCCGTACAGTCCTGCGCCGTCGTCGGCGCACGGGCGTATGATGACGGCGCTGTTTCCGGCTGCGTGACATCCGCAGTACGAGCGTCTGATTTTAAACGTATGGACGAGAGCCACAGTAAGTTTACCAACGGGATCGTTCGCAGCATGATCGAACGCTACATGATCCCTGAGGACCTAGAAGAAGCACTAGAAACGTACGATGCCCTGTTCTGCATGGATATCAAGATTGGGAAGGAGCTTTACGATTCCGGCTGGAAAAACAGCAGCGGATCCGGCATCACCACCCAACTTAACACCATCGTGGCCGCTGTCCGCGAGTACGTAACCACGTGTTACGCTGCTCTTGTGGCGGTAAACCCCGGTACTACTGACATCAACTTGTTAAAAGTCACACCTTCAAGTATCGAGAAGGCCATGAACAAGATCAAGCTTGGGAATCTGGACAACGGTGCGCGTTCTGAAGAGCAAGCCCGAGTCTATTTCTACAATCATATTGGGCCCTG